GACAACGTAAATATTGCTATTTTGGCAAACAAAGCATCAACCGCAAGAGATCTTCTTGGTAGGTTACAACTTGCATACGAAAACTTGCCCAAATGGATGCAGCAAGGTATTCTATCATGGAATAAAGGATCTTTAGAATTAGAAAATGGATCAAAAATTATCGCTGCGTCTACATCTGCATCTGCTGTCCGTGGTGGATCCTATAATATCATCTTCCTCGACGAGTTTGCATTTATTCCAAACCATATTGCAGACCAATTCTTTGCCTCTGTTTATCCTACTATATCTTCTGGTAAAAGCACAAAGGTCATCATAGTTTCAACTCCACATGGTATGAATCATTTCTACCGAATGTGGCATGATGCGGAGAAGAAAAAGAATGAATATGTACCAACGGATGTTCATTGGTCTGAAGTACCTGGTAGAGACGATAAATGGAAGGCCTCTACCATTGCAAACACTTCTGAACAACAATTTAAAGTTGAGTTTGAATGTGAATTTCTTGGATCTGTCGATACCTTAATTAATGTTTCTAAACTAAGAAATCTTATATACGAAGATCCACTAAAGAGAAATAAGGGCTTTGATGTTTATATTGATCCAGAAAAAGATCATAATTACTTAATTACAGTTGATGTTGCTCGTGGAATTGGAAATGATTATTCAGCATTTATTGTATTTGATATTACAAATTTTCCATATCGACAAGTTGCAAAGTATAAGAATAATGAAATTAAACCTATGCTATTTCCAAGCATAATAGAACCTATTGCAAAAGCATATAATAATGCATGGATTTTGATAGAAGTTAATGATATTGGAGATCAAGTAGCAAGTATTCTTCATTTTGATTTAGAATATGACAATATTCTTATGTGCTCAATGAGAGGAAGAGCAGGTCAAATTGTTGGTACTGGATTTTCTGGAAAAAAATCTCAACTTGGTGTAAGAATGACTTCATCAGTTAAAAAGTTAGGATGTTCTAACTTAAAACTGTTAATAGAAGATGATAAATTAATGGTAAATGATTATGATATCATTAGTGAATTAACTACGTTTATTCAAAAACATAATTCCTTTGAAGCGGAAGAAGGATGTAATGATGACCTAGCAATGTGTCTTGTAATCTTTGCTTGGTTGGTGGCACAAGATTATTTTAAAGAAATGACGGACAATGATGTTCGTAAAAGAATTTATGAAGAGCAAAAGAATCAAATTGATCAAGATATGGCACCATTTGGATTTATTTTAGATGGTCTTGATGACGTGGGAAGTTTTGTTGACGAATCTGGAGATAGATGGCATGTTGATGAATATGGTGATAGGGCATACATGTGGGAGTACAGGTAAGCATCAGTAATTTATAAATAGTTTTAGAATAATTCTGGAATTGTCGGAGAATAAAGATGCCGCTAAACTTAGCATCTCCTGGAATTGTAGTAAGGGAAGTTGATTTAACAGTTGGAAGAGTAAACGCAACTTCAAATAAAGTTGGAGCACTTGTCGCGCCGTTTGCTCAAGGGCCTGTAGAGGTTCCAACAATTATAGAAAATGAAAAAGATTTACTAGAAATTTTTGGAGAACCATACGGAACTGATAAGCATTATGAGAATTGGTTAACTGCCTCTTCATATTTAGCATATGGTGGTTCACTTAGAATTGTAAGATCTAGTGGTACTGAATTAAAAAATGCTTTTGCTGGTGCTGGAACAAGCATTACTATTAAAAGTCTTGAGGACTATAATAATTTAAACTATGATGAGAATACTATCCCTAACTTTACAGTAGTTGCAAAAGATCCTGGATCATGGGCAAATGGGATTAAAGTTGCTCTTATTGATGGTAAAGCAGATCAAATTTTAGGAATTACGACAGCAGGTCTTTCTGTTGGTCTTGGGGTAACTCAGTCACTCAACGGAAGAGTACTTCCAGGTGCAGGATCAACATCAGTTCTTACTGGATATCTTAAAGGAATTGTTTCAGAAATTGGTACTGAAACAATTAGCGTAAAAGTTTTAAATTATGTAAATGGAAATAATGTATCTGTAAATGTTGATTATCAACCAAATGGAGTTTATTCATTCGGCATATCAACGGATATTACACTAAGAAATAGTTCTAATACCGGAATTTCCACCACAACACCAACTACATCAAAAGATTGGTTTGATCAACAAACTATTGGAATTACAACCGTCTCTTCACTTTCTTGGAATACTCTTGCAGAGCGTCCAACCACTACAGAATATGCCGCATCAAGATCTTCAAGATTTGATGAAGTGCATGTTGTCATAATTGATACGTATGGCGATATCACTGGAAATGCTGGAACAATTTTAGAAAAGCATCTTGGTCTTTCTAAAGCTAAAGATGCTCAATCTTCAGTAGGATCTCCATCTTATTGGAGAGAATATCTTGCAACTAACTCCAAGTATATTTTTGGAGGTTCTGCTCCTGTTGGAATCACAACTATCGCCTTTTCTGGAAACGGTTCCTTTAACTCAAATACTTTAGATTCTGATTATCAATGGGATATGCCCGCAGAATCAATGAATTATGGAGCAACTGGGGCAACTACCTTAACACTTGGTGGTGGTAAAAATTATAATGGAAGCACTAGCATAACTTCAGCAGGTGCATTAAATGGAACTTTATCTAATGTTTCTAGCGGATATGATTTATTCTCTAATGCAGAAGAATATAAAGTAGACTTTTTATTAATGGGATCTGCAGCATATTCTAAAGAAAATGCTCAAGCTCTTGCAAATAAACTTATTTCAGTTGCTGAACTGAGAAAAGATGCAATTGCATTTATTTCTCCAAATAGAGGTTCATTATTAAATGATCCTTCAAATGGTGTTGTTGCTGTAAATTCTGCAGAAACAATTACTGAAAACTTAATTAGTTTCTATTCTCCTTTAACTGGATCATCATATGCAGTATTCGATAGTGGATACAAGTATATGTTTGATAGATTTGCAAATACATTTAGATATGTTCCTTTGAATGGTGATATTGCCGGAATTTGTGCTAGAAACGATGTTAATAATTTCCCATGGTACTCACCTGCTGGTACTGTAAGAGGAACAATTTTAAATGCAGTTAAATTAGCATATAATCCAAGTAAGACTCAAAGAGATCGCCTGTATTCAAATAGAATTAACCCTGTGATTTTCTCACCAGGAGCAGGTTTTGTATTATTTGGAGATAAAACCGCTCTAGGAAAAGCATCTGCATTCGATAGAGTTAATGTTAGAAGATTGTTTATCTTCCTTGAAAATGCAATTTCTGCTGCTGCGAAAGATCAATTGTTTGAGTTCAATGATGAAATTACAAGAACTAACTTTGTAAACATTGTAGAACCATTTTTACGTGATGTAAGATCTAAGAGAGGTATACAAGATTATGTTGTTATTTGTGATGAAACAAATAATACTGCTGCAGTGATTGATAATAATGAATTCGTTGCAGACATTTATATTAAACCTGCAAGATCGATTAACTTTATTGGTCTGACCTTTGTTGCCACTAGAACTGGCGTTTCGTTTGAAGAAGTTATCGGAAACTTTTAATTAACTTAAGAGGTTAAAAACTATGGCAACCAGAAATCAATTTAATCCGCCTCAACTTAGAAAAATCACCGACTTCAAGAGCAAGATGTCGGGAGGAGGCACAAGACCTAACCTTTTTGAGGTGGTTCTTTCTTTTCCAAGTTCTTCTCCAACAACTACCAATGTTCTTGATAAGTCAAGATTCTTGGTAAAGGCAGCGGCACTTCCAACATCCAATATTGGCCCAATCAATGTTGCTTTTAGAGGAAGAATTTTAAAAATTGCAGGTGATAGAACATTTGATACATGGACAATTACAATTATCAACGATACTGATTTCGCAATTCGTTCTGCATTTGAAAAGTGGATGAATAGTATCAATAGACTTTCTGATAACACTGGTGTAACAAATCCAGAAGCATATCAGGCAGATGCTCTTGTCTATCAATTAGATCGTGATGGATCTACTTTAAGATCTTATAGATTCTATGATATGTTCCCAACTAACATTTCTGCTATTCCATTATCATACGAATCAACTGATGCAATTGAAGAGTTCACTGTTGAGTTCCAAGTTCAATGGTGGGAAGCAATTAAGGGAACTGGTGCATCTGCTGGTGGCGAAAGCATTAACTAATAAATAGTAAATATTAAGTTTAAAATTATAAAATGGCAAAACTTTTTGGTTTTTCAATTGAGGATTCGGAACAAAAATCCAAATCAATTATTTCCCCCGTTCCTCCTAACAATGAGGACGGGGTTGATAATTATATTGCTAGTGGATTTTATGGACAATTTGTAGATATTGAAGGTGTATATCGTACTGAATATGATTTAATTAAAAGATATCGTGAAATGGCATTACATCCAGAGTGTGATAATGCCATTGAAGATGTTGTTAATGAAGCTATTGTAAGTGATCTTTATGATTCTCCAGTAGAAATAGAATTGTCAAATTTAAATGCTACTGAAAATCTAAAGAAAAAAATTAGAGAAGAGTTTAGATATATTAAAGAAATCATGGACTTTGATAAAAAGTGCCATGAAATTTTTAGGAATTGGTATGTTGATGGGAGAGTTTATTACTTAAAGGTTATTGATGTAAAAAATCCTCAAGAAGGAATCAAAGAATTAAGATATGTTGATCCTTTGAAAATGAAGTATGTGAGGCAGGAAAAGAAAAGACAAGGAGATAAAACTCTTGTTCCTTTAAATAATATCGTAGAAACTCAAAAAGTATTCTATCCTGAAATTGAAGAATACTTTATGTACAGTCCGCAACCCAATTATCCTTTAGGAATGGTTACGGCATCTACTGGACAAAAATCAATTAAGATTGCCAAAGATTCTATTGCATATTGCAATTCAGGTCTCGTAGATAGAAATAAGGGTACTGTTCTTTCATATCTTCATAAATCAATCAAAGCACTCAATCAACTTCGCATGATTGAGGATTCTCTTGTAATTTATAGATTATCACGTGCTCCAGAAAGAAGAATTTTTTATATTGATGTTGGCAATCTTCCTAAAGTAAAGGCAGAGCAATACTTAAGGGAAGTTATGTCCCGTTATAGAAATAAATTAGTTTACGATGCTTCAACTGGAGAAGTTCGTGATGATCGTAAATACATGAGTATGCTTGAAGATTTTTGGCTTCCAAGAAGAGAAGGTGGTAGAGGAACTGAAATTACCACTCTTCCAGGTGGTCAAAATCTTGGAGAACTTGCTGATATTGAATACTTCCAAAGAAAACTTTATAGATCATTAGGTGTACCAGAATCTAGAATTGCTGGTAGTGGTGATGGATTTAATCTGGGAAGATCTTCAGAAATTTTAAGAGACGAATTAAAGTTTTCCAAATTTGTTGGTCGCTTGAGAAAAAGATTTGCAAATTTATTCAATGATATTT